GATCCGATTGACGGCGCGATTGGGAATCGCGCCCTACAGCTTGCCGAAGGGTTACCCGCCAAGTTCCTGTTGATATTCCCGCACCAGATCGGGATTTTCCCTCTGCACTTCGGAAAATGCCGATCCGTAGGTCAGGGCCTTATTGTCCTTCAGTTTCGACTGGATCAGGGCTTCGACTTTCGATCCCGCCTGGCCCTGTCCGCCCGCATCCTTATCCCGCGTCGCCACCTCTTTGAACTCGACCACCTTCGGGAGTTCCGTCTCGAAGAAGGCCTTGAACCGGTCATAGAGGGTGGCCTTGACCGAACCCTGCCCTGAGCCTGTCGAAGGGTCGCCGAATTCAAGGACATCCTCCTGCTCTGCAAAAGCCGCCATGAACTCCGGAACCCCGAATTTTACCATTGCGGGCGTCATCTTCCCTGCCTTGACCATTGACTCGCACCAAGAGGAGATCTCTTGTTTACGGGCAGCATGGCGCGCCTGGCGCGCACTTTCAGCGAATTCCGTGGCCACCTTTTCCCGCTCCGCTTTTGCGGCATCTTCAGCAGCCTTCTTCCTGGCCGCCTCAATATCCGCCTCCGAGAAGGTCTTCCCGGCGGGCGGATCGACCGGAGCCGCAGGCTCGACCCCCGCCACCAGGTCCTTCAACTTCTGGACAAACTCTTTAAAATTCATTTCCTTTCCCTCCTTTTTATCATTGTAATTCGTGATTTGAGGCGTCTGATCAGACGCATCCTGCTGTATCTCCTGTTTTTCCTTTGCCGCCGCGTCGGTGATCTCCTGGATCTGGTAAGCGCTGATCACCTGATCCGCCTTATCCATGCCCTCTTTTTCAATCAGATAATCGCGCACTTTCCCGAAGAGGCGGGCAATGGATTCCCACGCCCAGACGGTCTGATAATCGGAAAACTCAAACGTCAGGGCGTCCGCTTCCGCAAAAGCCACGTCGGGCAGGCCCTTGACTGCGGGCGGCATCGCGCCCAGGAAGCCGATATGCCGCAGCGATCCGTCCGGGTAAAACGCGGCGGATCGCTTTTTGAAAAGGCCGCGTTTTACCATGTCGGCAAACGACGGTTCAACCTGTTTTATCTTGGCCAGCAGCGTGTTTCCTTCCTTTTTAAGACCCTCAACCCAGCCGAAAGCCGGGCCGTTTTCTTTCGGGTGCCCGATGACCACGGGAGGCTCATGCCGGGCCGCATTGAAGGTTTCTACTGCCTTGTCGATCAGGGCCGTTCCGTCATGGACGCGCCCCGCGCTGTCCGTCTGGCTTCCACCCTGAAAGACTGGAATCCAATCATCGAATCCCTTGAATTTGATCATGTTTCACCTCGCCGTAATATAGTCATTGATGATGCCAAGTATCTCTGTGCTGTTGGCCTCGCTTAAGCCCAGGAAGGGGCGGGCGGGGATCACCGAACCGGGATGGCGCACCGACTTCACGGGGTGCTTTGCCCCCGGCCAGAAAAGCCCTCCCTTGTTCCGGGGCCGGATGATATGCGCCGCCGTCCGTCCGCCTAACTGGTGGATGGCCGCGTAAACCCGGTTTGTACCGATGGCCACGGTGTTTCGGCCTATCATTTGATACCGGATGCTGTCCCGGAGGTGACCCGACACCGTCAAGGTCCGAATACGTTTCGGGTTGGGCGACTTCGGTTCCTTCCAGGGCGTCCCATCCGGCGCCGGTCCTCCGGCCTCGAAGCGGCGCTTGGTCTGCTCGACAATCCGGTCGCCAATGGCCTTCATGATGGGCGACAGGTTCGATGTCCGCGCGGAAATTTCCCGCAGTCTTTCCCGGATCGCGTCGGCGCCGTCAATTTTGATGGTAATTTCAGGCATTGATGTCCTTCATTTCGTTTCGTAATTTTGCCGCGATGTCTGCCGGCAACCTGGCAATGGCGTTATCCAGGATGCGGTGCGTCTGCTCCAGGGATGCCTGCCCGACATTGTAGCCAAAACCCTTGTCGATCCCCACCGGTTCGCCGGTTTTCGGATCGATGGGAGAGGGCAGCGCTTCTCCTTTGCCGGCATTTTTAGCCGCTGCATATTCCTTCCGGGTCGATCCATACACCCGGCATTTGCAGCCCCAGCCGTTCTGTGGATAGTGCGTATTCCACCAGGGGTCGTCCGCCGGCAACGTGGTCCCGTCCCAGGCCAGATGGTGGGGCCGCGGAACCCGGCTGTCTCCGTGTTTGTAAGTCAGGTAGGGCAAAACCTCCAACTGCTCCGTGTCGGTCAACTGCGTCCAGCGTCCGGCATTGTATGCCTGGCGGATATTGGTGGAGTAAATGACCTCGCTGCGCCAGTTCCGGGAGCCATTGTAGCTCCAGCCATGCCTTGCGACGATGCCGTCGAAATCCTTGCGGAATTCTTCCAGCGTCGTCCCCTTCGTGATTGCCTTATCAACGGCGCCGCGGAAATCGTCCAGGAGATCGGCCTTATAAGCCCCGGCCACCATAAACCCTTTGGCGTGCTGCTCTTTCCACAGATCATCCCACTTGAGCGTCGGGATGTTCAGCTTGTTTTTAAAAAACGCTACCTGCTCGGCAAAGGGCAGTTTGAATATGGCTAAAAGTTCGGGTTTCATTTAACCCCCGCTTCATCTTGGACTTCCGCCATGCCTGCCAATTCCGCAACGGCCATCGCCCGCGCGATCAGCACGCCGAGATCTGCCGGCGACATGTCGTCATAAAGGTCGATGATACTGTCGCGCAGTTCCTCCAGGCTTGCTGCCTTCTCCACCAAGCGCTTCAGTGGTGCCATGTAGATTTCGTCCGTGACGTTCATGGCTTGCGCTGCCATGCCGTCCACGACAACGTCGGCGGCGTCCTGTGGTGTTATCAATTCAGTAAACTGCGGCGTTCCCGCGCCGGGCGCGCCAAGTGGTTGCGCCTTTGGCGGAACGTTCACCAATTCCTCACCATCAACAGGCTTCGGGATGCCGTATGTCGTGTAAAAATAATCCGTGCCGATGGGCAACCCGATATCCACAACCAATGTCTTGTCTATCTCGCTTTGCTCTTTCAGGCTCGGCTTGGCGGCAGCATAGGTCTTGATCTTCGGATAGACGGAAACGCCGGGGAAATTGTAATCCACAATCCAGCGAATCAGTGTGTCATTCAGACACCCATCCAGCAGATCCGCGTCGGCCTCGATGATTTCCTGGCGCACCTCGTTGTGGGTCTGCGAGGCGGCGTAGGAGCCTTCGCCGTTGATTTCCGTGGTCAGAGTTTGTCCCAAAACGGCTTTGGAAATCTGGCGATCCATATATTCGCAAAGCTGCTCATGGGTGACTCTTCCCGCCCGGGACGCCTCCAAAAACTCGATCTCCATCGAATCCGGGATCTTGACCCCGGTGTCGGACTGGATGGCCTCGATGGCATCCATGAGTTTCTGCTGCTGTTCCGTCGTCGTTCCCGGAGGATATTTGCCCTTCACCGTGGGCATGCCAAATTTTTCCAGGAACACCAGCCAGAACTTGACGCCGTTTTTTTTGAACCATACGGGCCACCACAAACGCTGCCCCAGGCCACGACCGTAAGGGTTATCGCTATCTCCGTAGGTGAAGATAACGAACTTCCGATCCGGAACTGGTTCGCCTTCGATCATATTCGCCGGCGTAATGAGGCGCAGTTCCCGCTCCATCGTGAAAGAGAAGCGCCGGGGATGCTTGGCGATCAACTTCCTGATCTTTATGCCGTCCTTCGTTGCACTCCAGATGACCTCAACGGAATAGAATCCATAAAGAATCGCTTTCATGATTTCTTGTCGCGCCTGATCAAAATTGCAATTTTCCAAAACTTCAGAAACGAAATCGGCGACAACCTCCTCCTGGGAAGTCGATGCCGGCCGTCCAAGTTTCCGTGCCGATTTGGCTGGGATGATCTCCCATTCCTTGCCGACAACAGCCAGGTTGCGCTGCTGGAGAACGGACCCGGCATGGGCGTCACGTTCCACCTCGTCGTATAGCTTCATACCTCTCCCGGCAGACTCGCTTCTCAAGACGGGATCAGGGTTTTCCAGGCGCTTGATCCATCCGTAGAATATGTCGATATCCTTCGCGATGGTGGCGACTTCGTCAATAATCTGTGGTCTTTTCATATTGTCATCCTGAACTTGTCGAAGGTCTGCCATGACTTATCTCCCCATAAAGGAATTCATGGATTCCCCGGCGGTCACCCGTTTGACACCGGTGGACTCGAATTCAATTTCGCCATAGGCCTCGGCATGAACGGCAAACCAGGCCAACGCTCCGGCAACTCCGGAATCTCCGTGCCGCTGTTTGTTGTCCTTGCCTTTCATCTTCGCTTCGGGTAGTTTCGCCACGCCGCGAACAACCTTGAAGGCCCGGTGATCCTCGATAATATCGGCGTCTTTCGGCAGCAGAATGGATCGATCCTCGAAGGCCGCCTTGTATTTCGGCATGTTGTCCCGGTACCAGGATTCGGTCAGCATGACCTGGGCGATCCGGCCTGCGCCGTATTTCTGCATGGCTACCTCCGCCAGATATTGGCCGTTTCCGCGGGCGTCGAGGGCGCCATAACGGAATCGGGGGAGGCGGTCCACGATATAAAACAGGATCTGTTCCTGCTGTTTGAACGGGATGTTCCGGAGTTCCGCCAAGAAGGGCGCCCGGAATGTGGCCGATTGCTGTTCGCAGAGCGGCGCGATGACCGTCAAGTCACCGGTCCGTCCGAAGTCTTCGCCGAAATAGGAGGCGCGCTGCGGATCGAGATCAGAGAACAGCGGCTTCAGGTTTTCATCACACCAGTCCTTCACTTCCGCGTAACGGATATGATCGGCAATCTCCGCGAATGCTTTCGATTGCTCGTACCGGATAACCGGGATCTCCGCGGAGAGGCAGGTCTCGATCAGTGCGCGGGTCAAAAAGGTTCCCGTTCCCTGGCTTGGGATGCAGAAAAGCTCCTCATCCGCGTCATCACCGTAGGAATCGATGACTTCCTGCCGCCATTGTGTTTCACCTTCCGGCGTCCATTCGCGTTTCAGTACCGCGCAGATCCGCCGGTAGAGGCCGTCTTGCAATGCCTCGTCGAGATCGACCCGATGGAGGCTATAGGGTTTCTTGCCGGCGCGGATATCCTGGACAAGTCCATTGAAATCATTGGCATCACCGAAGTGGGTGGAGATGATCCGCACCTGCCCGCCCCAGATGAGCAGCGCCATCGCGGCTTTAAGCAATCCGGGTAAATCGTCGTGAAAGGCCGCCTCATCAATCACCACGCGGCCCTGCTTGCCGCGCAGGTTCGTCGGACGGCTGGAAAGCGCCGTGATCCGCCAGCCGGAAGCAAACGTGATCTGATAAGCGAGGATCTTCCGTTCCTGGACGACGCCTTCATATTCATTGTCATCCGGGATATCGACCTCTGCCATTTCCGAAGCCGCCAGGTTGTAAGCGCGCGCCCAGTTGGCGCAGTCGTTGATAAATTCAACGGCCATATCCTTGGTATAGCCGATGTACCAGACGTTGCGTTTCTCGCCTTTACCCTTTTCGGAGGCATAGAGAGCATCGTCCGCCGCCTCCGCCCATGAAATGCCGATGCGCCGGGATTTTTCCATGACCTTGACCGACGATTGATCGGCGACCCAGCGGACCTGATAGGGCAACAATACGCCTGTGGCGCCGCGCGCCCGGTCAAAATCATTCTGGAGGAGCTTTGCGGTCATACAATCCCCAATATTTTTTTACGGATCTGCTCCGACTGTTTGTCGGAAAGACCGTTATCCTTCACTATTTTTGCCACATCCTCGGCGGCGGCGCTCGCCCTGTCCCTGATCTCGTGCTTTTCCACCAGGGCGCCCATTTTTGACAGGGCGTCGATCATTGGGGCGGTGCGCTCATTCGGACACAGGCTCTCAATGTATTCAACCTGATCTTCATACACGTCCTTGAGGCGCCGCGACATGTTCCGCTTCTGCTGTCGCGCCCGGTCCCATTCATCTAGTTCGGCGTCCGGCGCTTTGGATTGAGATTTCCATATTCTGAGCGTAGTTGCGGAGATATCCAGTTCAGCCGCGATGGCCTCAATGGACTTCCCCTCGGCGTACATGCGGATCGCCAGAGGTTCCTTGGCCGCCCGGTCGCCTTTCTGTCCCATCAGCCCAGCTCCTTTTTCAGACGTTCGATATCAATGCGGGTTTTCTGCATTTCCGTCCAGGCCAGCTCCAGCAGGTCCATCTGGCCGGCTGCAAGCGGCACGTCTATTTCACCCACGCCGGTCAACGCCGTATTGAGCGATTGCCGGATCGTCAGGCACAAACCCTCGATCTGCAATCGCAACGCTGCCATGCGGCTCTCCGCTTCGCTCAACCTGCCGCGCATGGCGGCCCGTTCCAGGGAAATGACCATTATCGGCCTCCTACGTCATCGGTGTGTTCTGCGCTTTTTTCAGGTCAATCCTGACCATCGGGCAGAACTGGTTTTCACGGACCCCGTCGTCAACCCGCGTCATGGTCTGGATGTTCAGCGTGACGATGTCCCGCAAATCTTTTGCTATTTCACTAAAATCACGACACAGGGAAGCGTTGCTCCTGTACATTTCCCGCTGCTCGTCCATGTCGCGCTGATACCGGTCCATGATGATCTTCATATCCGCCGCATGTTTCTCGATAGCCTCCCAGATCCGCTTGTTGTCCGCCCACCACATAAAAATGACCAGGCCGACGATTCCGAAATCTCCCAATATCTTCAGGATGGTCCCCAGGCTAAATGAATCCATGCTTGTCCCTCCGCTCGCTTTTATTTTGGCAACCGAGGCACCGGACGGCATGGGGCAGGGCCTTCAGGCGCGCCTTGTTGATCTTCTCTCCGCAATCGATGCAGATTCCGTTGTCATTTCGAGCAGGTCCTTGACCTGCGCGGCAATCTCTCAACCCGGCAAGATGCCTGTTCAAGGCCGATTGCCGGTAGAGCTCGTCGTAATGCTGCGCCTGATTAATCTCGTCCATTCACCACCTGTATGAAATACCGACCATCGCTTTGGCATCACCGCTTGTGTTCGCTTCACCGTAGATGCCGAGATGAATGTTTCCAGTCCTCAGAAAGTCCCATCTCCCGTAAATGTCGGCCTCCATGCCGTTCTTGATCGTCGCGCCATACCGCACCCCGATTTCCTTTTTGCTTTCAAGGTCAAAAAAGGGTAGCGGCTGCTGCTTGGCAATGAGCTTAGATTCTCCGGTCTTCGTGTCCAAAACAGCGACGATGTTCGTTTTCCCTTCGTAGGGCGTTACCTCTCCGGCGGTGATGACCTGTTTGTCCTCGTCTTTGGCCACCTCGTCCGGCAGCTTCAATTTCTCCACAATCACTTTTTTTTCTATGGTGACCACTTCCTTGACCGGAACCTTCACCGTCTTGATTTTTGTCACCGTTTTTATTTCTGGCACCTTGACGTATTCCGTCCGCGAAATGACCGTTGGGTGCTGGTCCCTGTACCAGGCGACAACAGCGGCGGTTAAGGCCAGCGCCGCCAGAATGGTCGCAATGATGGTCGTTCGCTTCATCGTTCATACTTCCGACCCGCTTGACGGATCTTGTAGGGATATTCGATATTGACCCGGCACATATCCAGCAGCCCCTTTTTCATCTTGATCACTTTTCTGCTGCAGACCCCTTCGACCTTCTGATAATCGCAGGACCCTGCTTTCCGGATCTCCTTGTTCATCCGCTCCAGGCCGCCGTTATAGGCCCGGTAGGCGTAATGCCAGTCCTGGCAGTCGACGTTCCGGTAAAGCCACCTGTCGTAGAGGATCAGCGCCCGGATCGACCACCGTGGATCGTAAGGCATGGGCTTCATCGAGACGTCCCGGAGGCCCTTTTCTTTGCCCTGGATCCAGGTTGCCGTTTTCGGCATGAACTGCCCAAGACCCATGCCGCCGTCGAACGCCGTGACACCGGCGTCGCACCGGCTTTCCACCTCGATCTGGCCCATGAAGTCGCTCGCTGGAGCGTCCATGCCTACGTGATAGCGGGCCTCCCGAACCACCTGGGGCCAGTATTTCAAACAGCGGTTCCTAGCATCACAAACCGAGGGTGAAGGCCAGGATAAGAGCAGCGTAAAGCAAGCCGCGAAACACCATGACGCTCCTTTTTTCATCGCCGGACATCGCCTCCGTTGCTCCGTAAACAGGTTTAAAGAACACGGCCCAGACAAGTTCAGCAGTGGAGACGCCGAGCAGGGCCAGGCATATCTTGTAAAAAATGATTCCCAGGGCATTCGCTCCCTGGGTAAAATAGAGGATGGGCAGGACGACCAGGAGTACCAGGCCGAAACGGATGATGTATTTTTTCATCTCAGTCATCTTTCCCCCTCAACAGCATAGCTGCCGCTTCCCGTGAAATGCCGAGATCGTATTTCCCGGCAATGAAACCGGCGAAACGGGCGGTATCAGTCACTTTGTCCTGTGAGTATTCCAATTGCTTCCGGTAGGCTTCCACCTCGGCATGGAGGCGGTAAGAATCATCGAGGAGGTAAAGGAGGCTGTGGAAGAGGATCAAAAGGCGATATGCCTGTTTGACATGGGTGAGTTCGTGTTGCAGGAGACCTTCGTCGCCCTTATACTTCGGGCGGATCCGGACGATCATGGCGTTGGCGCAACCGGCAGACCCCTCCGGGACGCGATCCGTGTAGATCACGATGGCGGGGAGAATCTTGCAAACGAATTTAATCTTCATCGTTCACTCCGCTGTTCTTTTTCCCTTTGCAGGGCGAGAAACCGGCCAAGGTTCCATTTCCAGGGCTTTACTTCCATCCGCCACCTCGTGAAAATAAAAAAACCCGACTCATCAGCCCTTTTCAGGGTTGACAAGCCGGGTTTACCTCTAACTTGTCCTGCTATTAAATTGTCGTCTTAAGGGTTAATCTTGCGGCGGGTTTTCCCTCTACCGCTTCCATTGTTGCTGTTGATTCGTAATCTAATGCTATTCACCGGGAAAAGTCAACAGTTTTTTTCTCTTTCTGGACTTTGAACGAAATGGTGTAGTGAACGAACGCCAATTCGTCATCAGCCGTAATATAGGAGCGCTGACAATGCGTTATACCGTATCGCTTCTTGATATCGGCAATAATGCCGTCAATATCATGCTCAGTTAGCACTGTTGTTTTTCTTAGACCCGCCATAGCATCACCATTCCCGTACATGTTTTTACCCAGTGGACGCGAATCGACATTTTGCAGTCCCGACACCAGAAGCCGACCTCGAAATTTTCAGGAGGAATTCCCCGAAACTCGCCGATTTTCCCCGGGCGATGTTTGCCCTTGCAACGAGGACACCGAACCGTGCAGAAACCATCCGCTGATATCATTTGTTTCTTTGTCATGATGCTTTCTCCTTTCCGCAGGGGTTCATCTGCAATGCTTCGTTAAGCCGCTCGCAGGCGGCGTCAATCCGTTCATGAATGTCCATCAAACACTCATGGAACAACTCATACTCGTCATCATCCTTGAGATGGGCGGGGCCGGTCAGGTAGGCTAGGGCGCCCGTGATACCGCTCAGGCGGCTCAAGTCGTTGCGCACGTCCCAGACGGGGGCAAAGTCAATCAACATATCTTTATTCATAATTCACCCCCTACCAGCTCAACTCGGGACGCCAGATGCGGGCCGTCCGGTTGACGTTCTTCCAGAAATGGTCATTGATCTGGCCCGCCACGACCAGCGGATTGCGCGAGGCTTCCTGATACAGGCGGTCGGAAGGCTTGTTCCAGCGCGGTTCCAGCGACGCCAGCTTGGCGAAGTCGGACTTGTCATTGATTTCATATTCCCTGTTCCCGCGTTTCGGATAAACGCGGGAGCAAGTTGTTTTGATTACGAGATTTCCCTTTTTGTCGAAAAAACGGGGGCGGTTTTTGCCCAGAAACAAGGCAAAGCCCAAAACGCCGAAGTTGACCAGGTGTCGTCCCTGCACGCCCCAAAGGGCGATTTCGGCATTCAGGAAGGGAATCACCACGCCATTCCAGAAGTCCTCTCCGCCTTTGCCGCCGACGATCTTTTCCAGACGATCCAGCGCCCGGTTGACGCTTAAATAGGCCAGGGTATTGGCGTCCAGGTCGTATCCACGGGCGTGGAGCAGGAGCGCGGCTTTCACGATGGAGAGGGGCCGGACGGGATACTCGGCAATATTTTCAATGCCGTTAAAGTTGGATCCCATTGTGACGCCCAGTTCGCGAATCAGGCCGCTGGCGCACCGGCGGTCGTCGGCCCGGATGATGGCCGTGGGGTCCATGCGGAGCTTGTTGTTTTCCAGGACAAAAGTCTGGGACTGGTCGAAGGTGCGCCCGTCGTAGATCAGCGCCGGGATGTCGGCCAGAAAACCGTGCTGCTCGTAGTTGAGGCGATAAGCATGGAAGCGGTGGCCGCCATCGACAATGCGGTAGGACGAGCCGGTTTGGTACAGGATGATGGGCGCGGGAGTGTAGCCCTCGCGCAGGCCGGCGGCGATGTCGCGGACTTTTTGCTGCGTGGGTTTGCGCTGATACTCTGGAAACTGGAGCAGATGCCAGCTTTCCTGGGGGACGGCAACCAGTTTGACGTTTTCGACATGCTTGAATCCTTGTTCTTCTTTCATGGTAATACCTCCGTGTTTAATTTAGATGGTTTCGGTTTCCGGGTATAAAAAAAGCCCGACCTGTATCTACGCCAACACGGTAGCGCCCAGGCCCTCGCGGTATCCTGGCAGGTCGGACAGAAACGCCCGAAATACGAAACCCCCTTTCGCGCCAAATCTTTGGACGCTCTGAGGCCGGGGCAGCCCCGTGTTTAATAGATGGTGCCAGCCTGCCAGAGGTTTTTATAAATGTCAAGTATTTATTTTGCATGGTCATTTGTATTAGTTACACCCCTGGGCGCTCACGCGGACATTGACCTCCACGGTCAGTCGCAGAGTGACCGGGATAATCCGGACCGGCGTAATTATCTTCAGCCATAGCGTCATCTTTGGATGGCAAGGGCGGAGCAAAACGTACTTGTATGTCGCATCCACGGCGGATTACCCGGACAGGCGCGGTCGCCGGCGATGGCTTTGCGGCCACGCCACGATGCTTTCCGCGGGGATTCAGCGTCAGGCCGAACCGCTTGGACGGCCATGCGAATTGATGATGCCATAACGCCAAATTCTTTGGCGATTTTCGACGGTGGTATTTGCCGTCCGCAATCATACGTTTTTAATTTCTCGTGATCAATGAGTCTGGGATATGCCTATGTTTGTTTCCTCCTGTTTTGGTTTATATTTTTGCCCCGGATTACGTCGGGACAATATGAACTGGTGGAGATGACCCGCTGGCCATCGTCTCGCCCTGGGCGCAATCCTGGCAGCCCGGATAGGTTGGGAGTTTGCGCCCGCTGCTTGCATGCGCCGTGCGCGCCGCCCGGCGTGCAGCGCATCCCTGGCGCGTGAGCCTGCAATTGTATCTTTCACACGTAAATAATTCCATCACCGTTACACCAAAAACCAGACGCGATAGTAGTAGCGCGGCTTGTCTTTATATTCTAATGACTCAATGTTGATAATTTGGACATCACCGAATTTGAATTCTTGTAGTTCTTTCGCATCCGCAAAATCTATGTATGTAATCATATCACCCTCCGATGCCCTTAATAATATTTCCAACACGGGCCAGGTTGCGCTGGCGCTGCTCTTCCGTGATCGGGGACGGATTGTTCGGGGAACAATCCCTACATTTTAGCGGAACACCAGGCGGATGGTCATCATGGCCGGTATCAACCGCAGGAAACGTGCCGGCTGTTGTCCCGATTGTTTCTGGTCGGATCGCGCCTGTAGGAATCGCTCCTGTAGGGATCGCTCCCCGAGCGATCCGATCTTCTCTGGCGCGCAGATCCTTTTCGGCCTGGCGGGATTGCGTCTTGCCTTCGCGTTCGGCGATGGTGACCATGACGCGCTTGAGATAGTTATGATTTTCCAGATGCTGTTGAAAATCCTTTTTGACGCACAGATCGAGGGCCTCGGCGATCCCGGAATGGCTGATCGCATAGGTTTTTTTCTGATAGCTAAACGCCTGGGCGTCAAACAGGCGCTTCATTTCCTCGATTAACAGGCGCAATTTTTTGCTTTTGACGGCAAATGGCGTAACACCGAATAACTGGCAGTAGCCCATGACCAGGTGAGAATACCGCGTGCCGAAGCTCGGCAGCGCGTCGAACACAAACCGCAAATCTTTATCCATCTGAATTTCCATAATATTCAACTCCTTTGTGCAGTAAGGACAGCAGAATTTTATCGTCATAATGTCACCATTTGTATAATCAGTTATTCCTCCTCAAATCCTATAAATTTTCTGGGCCCGCTTTCACGTTTGTCGGCCTTCCAAAAATATGCGATCATCGGTGCATCAAAAGACCCGCGAATGGGTATATTGTCCGGTATGTCGAATAAAAAATTTTTCAAATCCTTTGCTGTAGAGAGTGTCTGTTTTTTTATTTCCTCTGCCATGACTATCATTCCTCCTGTATTCCGGCCTGCGTAACCTGAAGGTCACACTAGCTCCATTGATCGCATCCCTTTCTTTCGCCCGGCATTTCCTCATCGTCCGGAAAATAAAATCTCTTTTTCAGGCAGCAGGCCCAGCGCCAGCAATGCTGCGGATCGCTCGGGGAGCGATCCCTACGTGCGGGCAGTTAAATTTCATAAGATAGCCCTATCCGAGATCTCGGTTATGATGCCCCATTCCTTTGGGCTGATTTTCGTCTTCATCCCCCAGCGGCGGAACCGCTCCAGTAGGTTTTCCGTGAATTTCTGCTCCCATTTCGTCAGCTCGTTCCAGTGCTTGTCCACTTCCTTTTCCAGCCGTTGAAGCCAATCGAATTCTTTCTGTGTCATTTTGTGGGCTCCTTCTTCAGGTCGTAGCTGAACTCTTCCGCTTCCTTGCGCGTCAGGCCCACCAGCGCGAGCTTGTCATCCGGCCACTTCTCCACGGCGTCTTTGTCCAGGGATTTTTTGATCTTGATCTCATCCCTGAATCCGCACGCCTCCATCGCCGCGATTATGGGATCGTGGCTCCGGGGAAAGGCGACGGGATGAGACAGGCTGCGGATCAGAGACCCGTGGCGGAGATACACCATATCGCCGTCGCGGAATATTTCAGCTTTGTCCTGCTTCATCATCGTCGCCAGGCGTTTGACGGCCAGGTCGCGGCCGCCTTCAATCGGCGCTATCTTTGCGGCAAACGCCTCATCCATGCGTTTCTTCGCCGCTTCGTATTCCGTCATCAGGCGCTTAATGATTTCGTCGCCTTCCAGTATCTCGCAAAGGAGATCGTCGGCGATTTGCTTCAATTGGTCGGCGGGGGTCGGTTCTTTTTTCTTCATACCGCGTCCTCTTCCAGGACGAGTTGCACCTGGCGCATGGCCTCCGCGACGCTGATTTTCCATATTTTCCGTACCTTGTTAATGCCCCGCGCGCGCTGCATGATATAGCGGCCGACATAGGCGTTCCACTCGCTGTCCGACGCCGGCAGGTAATATCCGCCACGGATCGCGTCCGTCGTGGAACATATTTTCCGGCCACCGTCCTGCAGCTCCCCGATACCCGATCTAAGTTCGCGGGTATCATTGATCCGGTGCTTCCATTCCTTTTTGTAAACCTTCGTATAGAGCTCGCCCATGCCGATGGCGTTTTGCAGGCCGATATGGTGGGAGAGTATCCCCATGATCTCACTATGCCGCCGTTCTTTTTCCGCCTGGATCGCCTGGTCGCGCAGGATACGATGGTTTTCCGCGAGCCGGCGTTTCAGGTTTACAATCTCATGTTTTAACTGGGTATGTTGTTGTGCCATTGTCATCCCTCCTGTCTTTTGGGTTCAGCTTGTCTTGTCTTGATCTTTTCGATGACCGTAAGGACCTGCACGGCCTTTTCGCCGTTCAGGAAGCGCAGATCGTCAACGTTCGTGATCTTTTTCACGAAGGCTTTCATCGCCGCCCGCGCCGTGGGAAAGCCTTTCGGCCCCCAGTAAAAGCGGAGCTGCTCCCACTCCGCCTCGATCCGGGCCAGTTGCGCCGCCGTAGCCATGCCGGGGCGCCGGCCCAGGACGTCCCATTTTTTCTTGTTTGCCCAGTAGCCGGTTGATTTATGATCGAATCCCCGCGCCTCCAGATGCGCCATGACCGCTTCGAACTGCCGGGGCGTCAGATCCTTCGACGAGGCGACCCCGGCGATATTCCGCAGCATCTCCCGATAGGTCGCGTCGTCGAGGCCGAGATCGCGCTTGGCCGTGTGGATGAGCGCCTTTTGCCCTGTCGTGATGCCTTTTTTTTGCGACGGCATAGCCATATTTGCCTCCATTGTTGATGAACTCGTAAAAAGTCGTTATGCCCCACTCTTGTCATGCTGAGCCCGTCGAAGCATGTCGTGATATTAAGCACTTACATTCACCCTTCGACGGGCTCAGGGTGACAGTGGTGA